ATGTTCTTCAACATTCCTTTCTTGCCTTGCACAATGCTGGAGAACATTACTTCATCTTCTCCTAACCACTTAGCAGCCCAACACAGCATCTTACTACTGTCCACGATCTGACTAATGCTGATATTCTGCTTAAACAAACCCCACACATAAGCAGTGTTAGGGGCTGTCTCAATATCAAGTAGCAGTATTTTCATTGTTTTCCTTTTCATATGTAGTCAACACCCATTTTGCAAACTGAAGCAACTGCTCAGGACTTGCGTTTTGTTTCATAGCATTAGCTAACTGAGAGATAATTTGAATGTTGTCTTTCGTGTATCCTTTTGTTGGGTCTATACGATCCACAGAAGGAGAATTGAACAAAGGAACCTTATGGTTTCGTTGTAAGTCAAAACCAAATACAGGGCACTTTAAAGGAACATTAATATCTGCCACAGTTAAATCAAAATCTAATCCTTTTTGAATTGATCTCTCTTTCAACCGTTTTAAAATTAGTGAATCCTTATTGTTAGCATTCCACTCCTTGCTTGATTTCTTGTTACACTCCCGGCAACTTCCTTGAAGTCCGTCTTTATTCTTGGAATGCTTCGTGAAAGAAGAAAGAGGTAACTCTTCCTTACATTTACTACAGACTTTCACTCTTCATCCTCTTTAACGAAGTACTCTCCTGTCCAAGGATCAAGGTAGTCAGAATGATATTCATACATCGTGTCTAACCACATAGGTTGTTCCAAGCGTACCTGATGCTTGATAGCATAGCCAAACACTGACTCCAAGAACTTCACATAGTCATCCATGCACTCGTGCCATGTAGCTCCGGGTGTAGAGATTGTCTTATTGTGTACTTTACCGTCACAGTCTGTATAGGTGAAACTATAGGACTGCATAACATCATATTTATTCGCGCTCATCGCCACTACCTCCAATAGTATTGTTTGTTTGTCGTGCTGCAAGTTTACGTAAGTTCTGACTGGCAATGTCTGCCAAGCTCCAACCCATCACTGTAGACAGACCAGCAATCTGCCACAGTACGTCACCCGCTTCCTTCTGCATACCTACCTCATCCAAGACACCATCACGAATCCACTTGGCATACTTACCTGCTACTTCACCTGCTTCAGAGGTAAGGTTAGCAACCATGTAAGCAGGGTTCTTAGCTGACTCTAGTGCTGTCTTAAACGCCAGTTCTTGATAATCTTCAATTAGCATCATTCCTCCAATTTACCATATGTTTGTTCAATGTACCGACAGAAGAAGTATTCTCCGTAAGATTCCATCTCCTTCCGAGGATAACCATTCTCAACTAACCATTCCCCTATGTTCTCAGGAGGAGGATTAGGAAGCAGTTTAGGAAAGCCATACTTCCAACCACCGGGAGGATCAATCAGTACGTCCATTCATAGCCTCCATCACGTTAGGGAATAACTTAACCAATTCAGCCTTACACAGATCAGCCACCTCTCGGTGTTCCTTCTGCGTAGCCGCATCACAGCGAATATCTACATAGTGAAGCCAACTACGCAGTGTACCGTTCATGTACATCTTACTCATAGTCAGTCCTTCAGGCAATAGCTTACGAGCTACTTCCTTAGCGATACCTTTCTCCAAGGCTCGTTTGTAGACCAACTCAGCATCACATTGTACACGAAGTTGAGCAGCATTCCACCAGTTCTTCAAGTAATCATCATCTGTTTCCAGTGAGTTCTGTCGGTTCTTAGTGTCCTGCATACGTACATTAGAGAACTCAAAGTCCTGAGCTACAGCATAACGCTGTGAGAACTCTTGGAAGCTAAAGCTACGATGACGGAGAATCTGCCGAGCTATATCTCGTGTAGTGTTAATCTCCATACATACGTTCACCATCTCCAAAGGACTCCAGTGCTTATGCTTGATCAGATACTTGATAAGCCTAGGTGCTGTCTCTTTGTTGTCTTGGTTCTCAGGTGCGGACACCCGAGCCATATACGCAATCAGGTCTTCACCGTTAGGGGTTGACCATACTGTTTTAACTGCTGACATCTTCACCCTCTACCTTCAACTTATCACCCTCACGAATACCTGCTTTGATAGCCTCTAAGATACCGTGACGAAGCAGGGACTCAGCTTCCTCCTCTGTCAAGTCAAAGGAGTAACTGGCACTGCCATCTTCATTCTCTTTAATCAATTCAACGTTCATTGATCCACTCCTCGGGGATAGTTTTATCAGCAAACTTGTATCCGTTCTTCCTACACCACATAGCATACGTTGTCTTAGACGCTTTGCTGATCTTAGCATTGGAATTACTGAATACAAACCTAATATCTAACTCTGGATTATGTCTCTTAACCAAGATATGCTTCTGGCGATCTGCTGCTAAGAAGCGTCCCTTGGTTTCCACAATGATGCCATTAGGGAGAACAAAGTCAGGTGTGTATACATGCTCAGAAGCAGGTCGAATGTACTTCAACTTCAGCTTCTCATACGTGTATTCTACACCTAACTGATCCAACTGCTCAGCTATTCGCTCTTCGAGTCCGCTACGGAACCCGTACTTAATTGCAACTTGCTTGGAACTTGCCATATTTGTCCTTCATAACGTCTTAACCATAGAAGTTGACCCTGTTCTGTAAAATACTCCATCGTATGTCCAAGTTTTTCATACTCGGCCCACGCTCTTTCCAATAACTCTTCTTGAGTCTTCGCGTCTTTAAGAGCTTTTTCAGCCTTTTTAGGGCCAATTCCCGCCAAGCACGGGATATTGTCAGTCCTATCTCCAGTGAGAAGTTGCGTTGCAAACGACTTGTACGCTGTAAACTCATCGACATAGTATCTCTCATCCTTCACAGGGTTATAGTGCCATCCTTGAAGCTGATCCAAGTCCTTATCCACATGCACAATCCAACACTCATCCAAGAGCTTAGTGGAGTCAATGGCTACGGTATCATCAGCTTCCTCACCAACCGTCAGAATAGCACCGTGACGCTTGACTAAGTGCTCCCGCAGGGCATCGTAGTGCTTAGGCTTCACAGCATCCTTACGGTTGCCTTTGTAGGGCACTGTCTTGGCAATATCATAACGGAAGTTAGATTTACCTGAAATCCAAGCCTTGTAATGATCGGCCTTGAGATTGATATAGATAAAGTCTTCTAACCATTCCGTTAATCGTGCCTTAGCGATACCGACTGGCTCATCCTCCGTACTGAATCCAATACGGTAGACAAGAAAGTCAGCATCGACTAATGCAATCTTAGGTTCCTTAGAGGATATCGTCATCACCATCATCAGCAGCGTCAGCACCACCGTACACAACCAGCTCAGTAACAATGATCTTGCTGATAGACGGAGCAGCACCGTACTTAGCTGACATTTTATGCTTATACGAACCCACCAGAGCTGTCACCTTAGTACCATTACCAATCTTCTCAATAGCTACTGGATTACCTTCAGAGTCCACAGGCTCAAACAAGAACTTACTCTTACCAACGATGTAGTTACCCATCTCAGGTTTGTTCTTGATGACAATACCGAGTTCCTTCAGAGCCTCACAAGCCTTGTCTGAGAGCATACCAAGCGTGGCTTCGTACTTGGTGTTGTCCTCATTGAACTTTGTGTTGAACTCCTTCATCCAGTTAGCCCAAAAGAGTTGACCCGATACCTTGACTGGTTTGTTATCCATGATTTAATTTCCTTCAATTCAGAGTTTATAAAAGTGCTTGTCTCTCCAAGCTGTCACTGATTGTCTAACCTAGAAGAACCCCATAGCAGTTAAGGCCGTGTTTGGTGGGCCTAATCTGAAGTAGCTATACCTGCACACTGTCTACTACAGAAAGGGCCGCTTTTTCCTTTATTCCAATTTCCTTTTACAGCACTAAAAAGTTTAACACTTTTTTTACCGCAACAAGGACATTGAAAGTGATGCATTTTAGCTTCTCTTCCGATCATGGCCTTGGAAGCATTCTCAGCCAGAGAAAGCAACTGTAGGTTTTCAATACGATCATCTGTAAAGTCGTTATTGATATGATCTACTGTTTCTTCTGTGGTAAGTTCTCTTCCTAGATGTTGTTCCATTACCAAGCGAGGATAAGACTTTGTTTGTCTCTTTCCATCATCATGAATAATGATAACATGTTTTCTTCCATCCTTGCGTGTGTACGGGCCATAAGTTTTCATAGTGTCTCCTATAAATGGTGGGTGATCAGGGACTCGAACCCTGAAGCCTTGCGGCGCTTGAGCTTAAATCAAGTATGTTTGCCAATTTCATCAATCACCCATACCTTAATTGTATCACCTGTTCAGGCAATGTCAACAACTATTTGCAAATATTTAGTGGCAGTCATACCAGTTCAAACCTACGCGATATTCAGCAGCAATAGGACAACGGAATTGTAGCACATCTCCGGCTGTCGTAGCTGCATCAGCAACAAT